TCAATTCAGGCCGCTCATCATTTTCTGTATACAGCATGAACGCACGTTTAGAATCGTCAGTTTCCTTATTATTGTTCTGCTCGATTGTAGCATCAACCAACCGAAAATTAGGGGGCTCAGATTAAAATGTACCATGATGAGATGCTGAGCGGCTGCGCTGAAACGCCTTATCCATCGGATGTTTGGGGCAATTAAGGCAAGATCGACAAAACAAAACAAAAAGTGCATTCCCGTGCGTTTAGGGGACATTCTTCTCGTTATTCTGTCCATAAGAAGCATATAATAGGCAAAAACCTCCTAAAATGCCCTAGAATATCATCAAAAACGGATTTTATATCAATAACCACCTGTCGGCAGCCTTGCTTTCACAGCGTTTTTATCCTTATCTCAAATGTTAATAAAACTGTTAAAATATCCAATGGGCATTCAAATGGACATTCAATGGACATTCAAATTGAAAAACAAAATGTTCTAGATGGACATTCAATGGGCATTCAAATTGCCTGTTTTTTGAGGCTGAGTTTTTACCTTTAATACATGAAAAATAAGCGAGATGATAAGAAAACGGCTTGAGTTATACCCTTTAATACGTTACACTTCTATAAGTTTTATATTTAATTATTTGATTATTAGTACATTACAAACTTTTTGTGTATATTTGCCTATGTTTTAAGGTGAATGTACAGTTATGATTGAGATAAACATGGATGCATCTGCGCTCCCGGTGATATTGCCGGGAGCATTTTAACTGGATCTCATTTTCTATTTTATTTTAATTATATATTAGGATATAGGCATTAGTCTATTTTTTAAAGTTGTAGATTGTTTGTTTCTTGCGATCCCGGAGAAATCCGGGATTTTTAATTATTGTTCGATTTTATTTCAATTTATAGTTTTGATAGCTTTCATTACCTGTTTTACCTGTTCTTTAAGCACGTCCATATCATCCTTTAATTCTCCTACTTGTTTGTAGTACGTTTCATGAATATTCGGCATTTTAGCACTGATATAGAACTCGGCATATAGGATGGAATTTATCTCATCTTCCATAAGATTGAAATTACCATAGTTTGCTTTGTCTGGATTATCACTCATACAAGTGATAAAGCCATGTTCATGGAAACGATTCTTTATACGTTTAAGATAAGCACGCCCTTCGCGATCACTTACTACATAAACGTGTTGATCCCTAATATTTCCCCATTCACTTCGATCCAATAAACGAACTATGACATAGGAACTATCCAATATAGTAGGTGCCATACTATCTCCTTTTACTCGAATACAGTAATATTGTGCTTTGCGATGCAGCATTGATGCTGGTAGTTTTATACCGTCTACAATTTCTAAGTAACCAGGATTGCAATATCCTGCTGTACCAGCTGCAACAGATATCTCTACTATTGGTACAGTAACAGTATTTTCATCGGTAGAAGGGATCAATTCGATGGAAGACTTATACTCTATTGTATTAGATGATTCTTTTTGCGAATTCAACATAGCACCTTTACCTGTAATCAACCAGGTTAAATTTAACTGCGGATAATTTTCCGCAATAATAGATAGCCATTTACATTGTATATCACTATTGTTATTGATCGCACGCCTAATCATGCCATCACTAGCTGAAATACTCTGTTCAAAGGATCTTACACTAATACCTTGATTCTTAATAAATTGAGACAATCTCTGTATCATATAAATAATTTAATTGTGAAAATATTCACGATTTAATTTGTAATCGTGATAATTATCCTATATATTTGCAGCATCTTAATGAGTTAAGATGGTCCCAAAGATAGAAAATAACAGTTTATAAATCAAAAGATATGGCTAAAAAAGAAAGGTATATCAAGTTAGGCAAAGACAAGGTTAAAGAGATTGCAGACATAAAAGGAGTGTCTACAGTAACTGTGTATGCAGCACTGAAGTTTCAAACGGACAGTGCACTAGCAATGCTTATCCGTGCATGGGCTTTGAATAATGGTGGAAAACTGTTTGAAGAAGCAGAGAATCCTTATTGTGAAACTAAAATCTTATAACTATTATGGAAGCAAAGAACAACAATCAGCAAACGAGTAGTCTTCAAATCTTTGCCAATCCAAAGATTGGTGCAAGAATTCGTGTTACAGTAGAAAGAGGTGAAACGTGGTTTGTCGCTCAAGACATTTGTGACATCTTAAATTTAAAGAATTCAAGAAAAGCCATACAGTCACTTGATATGGACGAAAAACATGACGTAACTATTAGTTACACCCCAGGTGGAAATCAACGAGTTAAAGCTGTTAATGAATCTGGTTTGTATCACTTAGTCTTCATTAGTCGTAAACCCGAAGCAAGAGCTTTCCGTAGATGGATCACCAGCGAGGTTCTTCCCTCGATCCGCCGCACAGGTGGCTATTCTCTCCAGTCATCCCAGCGTCAGCTATTACCCTCTCCCAAATTCCGCCCGGAATTTATTGAATGGAAAGAAAAGGTTCGCCACTGGCTAAGTCGGAAGGAGCTTCTGGAAGTTGCGAATGGTCTGAATCTTACCTATTCTCATGTTCGTAAAGTATATTCTGGTAACACGATGAGCAAAAGAGTTGCATCGGCATTGGATCGTTCTGCAAAAGACAACTGTAAGAAACGCAACTATTACCCTGATCCAATCCCTGTCTACGAACAGTTATCCATCGGATGGGAGGAAATGCAATGATCACCTACATATCACGTATCGACCCTCTGTACATCAAACTTGTATTCTCCATTTGGAGTGAATATAAAATGGTTTGTCCGATTGCAGTTTTCGGCAGTAAGAGTAAAGGTATTGTGATAAAGATCGGTCCGATAACCGGAGAAAAGGCCGAGGAGATGGCGGATAAGATCTGGCATATGACCGGAGGAGTACGGATGATCGGAGAAAAGGAAGAACAACCAGTTCATGATAAAAACTTTTAATTTATATGGTTTATTTACCCCATGCTGCAGAGGCAGCGAAACCGTCCCAGTCCGTGAGGATAGGGACGGAATTTAAAACAATGAATATAGAACAATAAAAAAGATATTGCGTATGAAAACAAGAACTATAAAATTCGCCATTCAATACAAAGAGGTAGCGGATGTGGCAAAGAAGATTGAACAGTTGGCACACAAACTTTCTAAGGAAGCCTCTAAAAAAGATTCCCCTTCTGATAATGACGTTTACAGTTATGCTTCAGACATTGCAGAACTCGTCCGCACAATTACTCCGGTAATAGAAGGAGTTCAAGCAAACCCACCTTCATTCTCCAAGATTCCCCACTTCATAAAGGTTGAGAACACAGTTCGGGGTGGAAGACTGCAAGTTTGCCCGAACGAGTTCAAGAGCTAATACAAAAGTATGTATCAAATGACTGTTCATGTTCAACAAAAATGCGATTTCTCCTATCTTATACTTAGAAGAATCATTTTTATCAGAGATTGTAACCTCGTAAAACAGGCTCGGTCTCCAAGCATCCCCATATTGGGACAATGTCTTAAGAATCTTATTCAAAACGATTTTATTCTTGCACTTACAGAGAACAGTTACTTGATAGTAGGTATTCATGATTATATTTTTTTAGGTTTCAGCTACAAATATAGCAAAACTGCCCTGGTTCGTGATGAATAAGGGCAGAATTTAAAACGATTTATCAACCCTTTAATATAGATTAAAATGACAAAGAGACAACAATTAGGACTGATGTTCAAGCAGCTGCAGGAGTTCTGCAAGCAGAACGGCATTCAGGTCATCGCAGTTGCCGGTTACGAGAATGACAACAGAGAACTTACCAGTATCTCTTATGCTCGCGGTGATTCCAAAGCAGTAGTTCCGATGATACTCGAAGAAATGAAAGTCAACAGTAACCTGGATGAGTTTATCAGAACAACAGCTGTAATGAAATACTAGAGCAAAATAACCATAAATGATTTATTAACCCTTAAAAATTAGATTTAAAATGGAAAAAGAACAGATTGTTGATCAAATGATCAAAGAAGTAAAAAAGACTTGTACAGAAAATGGATTAGAAGTTCTTATGCTTGTTGGAGAAGACATGGGTGATAAAATTAGTGCCCATCAATTTGTGCGCATCTCCGATAATATGATGGGTGCTCTGATCTATGATCTGATAGAAGACGACCCACATTTAGCTGGAATTATCCGAAAAGTTAACGATCTCTATCTTTCTCAGAGAATGAAGAAAGCGTTTGAAAAAGACTTTGAAGAATTATTCAAAGCTATCCGAGACGCTGCACACCAAATGCCCAGAGGATAAATAAACGGAGCAGTCAAGGAACCTTCCCGTTTCCCAGTTTTCAGGATTACGTACTTAACCATTTTTCATAACTATATACCTTTTCGATAGGTGGTAAAAAGGGACGGTAGGGTGGCCTTCATTCCCGGTTCGATGCCGGGAACTGCACAAGAGTTAAATACAATAGTTTATATGGCTGTAATTTACGATAACAGAGTATGCATCTATGCCAACGAGCTGATCATATATGATCCCAAACGAAAAGTCGGTTCTGAAAAGGGATTCCTTCCGCTTGGGACATATAATACAAAGGTGCGCAGGAAACAGATTAATGTTGTCCTGCACGCCTGCCTGGGACGACAGGCTCTGGTGGAGTTCGATTCTCTTGAGGATTATATCCAACGACTGTATATCAAATACTACGGTGATCCCCACGAGGATGTAGAACGACCGAAAATGAGCTTACTTGAAAGGACTATGGGCTATAACGAGGCTGCCTTCACCTTCTTTACATCTGAATACAAGGATGCCTTTGGCAAACGTCTAAGTCCCGAAAAGGCTGCCTTTTACACACTCCAGGCACGTGTACTGGATGCTGTCATCCGTCTTCGTAACGGAAATGCGGAAGGATCTTTCGGTAGAAGTGGAGAACGTTTTAGTGTGTGGGACAGGCTCAGTGGGATGGTCAATGATCTGACGGAGGTGCGTGACAGTAAGGGTGGCATTCGCTATCCGCATAAGCTGCCTACTACAGGCAAAACGCTCAAGCGTAAGGTGGATCAGTATGAGATTGAGGGATTTATCGCTCTGGTACATAAAAACAAGGGTAACGTTTCCGCTGCCCTGATCAAGGACGAGGAGGATGAAGCGATCATGCACAAGCTGCTTTCCCAGCACATGAATCTGGACAATATGCAGATCATGAAACAGTATAACAAGGTGGCGGTTCTTCTGGGTAAACCGGAGATCAAGAGTCCCGTTACTGTGGACAGATACCGCAAGATGATGGAAGCTACCACTCTGGGACACCAGCGCGGAGCTGCCGCCTTAAGAAACCGACTGGAGATGCAGCATAAGCGCGAGGCACCGAAAACCGCCATGACATACTGGACCCTTGACGGATGGGATGTGGAACTGGTTTATCAGAAGAAACAGGTGAAGCCCAAGACGGTGAATGGAGAGAAGAAGAACTATATGACGACTACTTACCACAACCGTAAGACAATAGTAGTGGTGCTAGATGCTTGTAAAAAGTATCCTATCGGCTATGCTATCGGTGATCATGAAAGTCCGGCGCTCATCCGTGAAGCCTTGCGCAATGCAATCAAGCATGCCTGGGAGCTGTTTGGGAACCGCTATAAACCGATACAGTTGCAGAGCGATAATTATCAGAAGGGAGTAATGGTTCCGTTTTATGAGGCACTGACCAAGTATTACACTCCGGCTGCAATCGGTAATGCGAAATCCAAGATCATTGAGCCTTACTTCAACTATCTGAATAAGACCTATTACCAGCTTGAGAAGAACTGGAGTGGTGTGAATATCAACAGCAGACGAGAGTCTCAGCCCAATGTGGAGATCCTTAACCGTAACCGTCATCTCATTCCTGATGAAGCCGGCGTACTGGCTCAGATACATGGAATCATGAGAAAGGAAAGAGCGAAGAAGCTGGACGCTTACCTTGCCGCCTGGGAAGGTACTCCCGATGAACGTCGCCTGCCATTCAGCGACGAGGAATACCTGATGCTGATGGGTGATACCACAGGACGTACCAACCGTCTGACAGGAAAGGGACTTCTGATTGAACTGGCGGGTGAACGGATCAACTTTGAGAGCTTTAACATGGAACTGCGTAATCACTATAATGAAGACTGGGTGGTTCATTACGATCCCGACGATCTCTCCCAGGTACTCATCTGTAATGCGGAGGCAACCAAGGGTCACTATGTAAAGAAAGAAATCGGCGACCTGCGCTTCCTGATGCATCGTGATATCAAGACTCCGATGGCCTTAGTCGATCAGAAGCCGGAACATTTCGAACACCGTAAGAAAGTGAATGAGTTCAATCGACAGTTCGAGCAAAGGTATATTGAGAAGCAGGAGCATGTAGACGAAGTGATTTATTCTATGCGGGAGAGAATTCCTCTACTTAAGAGTAACAACCTGCTTGACCGGGCATTGATTCTGGACAGTAAAGGAAGGCACAAGGATAGAAAATATGAGGCAAGGGAAGATGTTCAGGATGTGGAATACGAGGAGATCTCCTCCGGACCGGTCAAGATACTGCCTCCTGTCGCGGACGACGATTACGAGTGGAGCACTTCAGATATGAGTTTTTCAAGATAATTAATAACATAAAAACAATATAAAGATGGACAAGAAAGCATTAAAACTGTACATAGAGAATTTGATAAACCGCGGTTCCTCACCTGCAGAACTGGCACGTCGCTGTGGCGTATCCGACACCGCCATGTCGCAGTTCCGTTCTGGAAAATATGGAGCGAATGACGACAACCTGGCAGCCAAGATAGCATCAGGGCTTTATTTCTACGAAAACTCACGTAACGTAGTTGACAGCGTAACCTCATACAAACAAGTTATGACGGCCTTTACTGCAGCGAAGAAAAAGAGTAAATGGATATGTATCAGCAGCCGTAGTGGAAGTGGAAAAACACAGTCACTCATCGACCTGTACAACCTGTACAGCGACAAAGGTGTAGTCTATATCAAATGTCGCAAATGGAGCAGCCGCAAGTTCCTCACCCGTTTGGCACAAGCTATGGGAGAAACCGTGAAGGGAAATATGGACAATGATGACTTGCTCGACTTGTGCGTCAGACACATGAACGGCATATCAGGTCGTAAGCCTATCCTGTTGATTGATGATGCCGGAAAACTTACTCATTCGGCTATGTGCACGCTTATTCCTTTATATGACGACACGCTTGGCCGCATGGGATGCTTGGTAGCCGGCACAGAAACATTGGAACGCAATATCAAACGCTATGTGGGACGTATTGAAGGATATGACGAGATAGACGGTCGTTTCGGACGGAACTATATAGACTTGTTTGGAGCGACAAAGAAGGATGTCATCAATATCTGCCTTGCTAATGGCATAGATAAGGAGATGGCGGAATCAATATGGGGAAGACTCCCTAAGATAAAGAAACAGCCACGTAAGGATGACCCTCGTGAAGTACTGTTTGCCGCAGACCTGCGCGAACTCATTGGAATGATAGACGATGTTGTCATCAGAGAAGAATTCAGCAATGGAGGGCTGCAGGTATGATTCGTTCCCTTTCTTTTGACAATATCCTGAACAAGAAGTACGAGTACATTCCCTTCTCTAAGGACTTCATGGATGCGTTCGGCAAGCGTCAGAAGTCAGGGGCATGGATCGTCTACGGGAAATCCGGACAGGGAAAGACTTCATTCACGTTCCAGCTGGCAAGAGAATTTGACCGTATTGGTTACAAGGTACTCTTTGCCTCCCTTGAGATGGGAACGGAGGCTGACTTTAAAGATTCCCTTCTCGGATTTATGAACTCATCCAGAAGTGGAATGATCTTTTGGGACGAGATGCCCACTTATGATGAATTTGACGAATATCTGGGTAAACAAAGATCTCCGGACGTGATCATAATCGACTCTTTGCAGAGTCTTGAAGGAGAGATGGATGTAACGGCCAAGCAGCTGATAGAACTCAGAAAGAAGTATAATAAGAAGATTTTCATCTATATCTCTCACGTGGAGGGAAGAGAAGTGCAGGGAACGATGGCTTACCGGATAAAGAGAGACTGTTTCTCCCGTATTGAAGTAAATGGCTTCCGCGCTAAATATATCAGTCGTGGTGCTCCCGGTCCAAAAGGATTCTACGTAATCTGGAAGGAGGGCTACGAGAGACAATGGCTGAAAGACAGTGACGAACCACTAAATGACATTGATTATGAACAATAACAAACCTTCCACCCTGATACTTTATGCCACTAATCCTCAGAAAACCTTGCTTCATCGCCTTAAGCGGCAGACAGGGATGAGTGAGGATGATTATCGCGCAATGATCTATGATGCCAGTAACGGTCGCACTGACTCATCCAGACAGCTATATAAGTATGAAGCTACACAGTTGATCAAAAATTTACTTGATCCGCAAGGGGTGAACGAGAAACGCCAGGAGGAACAGGCGAGAGTCGTGGGACAGATATTCGGTATATCTATGCACATCGGTATTCTCAACAAAGATTATCGTAGCGATGATCCTGAAGAGATTGAGATGAACAAGGCAAAGATCTCCTCCTTTCTGAAAAGACGTGGAAGCATCAAAAAGGATGTAAGCCGGCAAAATTTGGAGGAATTAAAAGAGACTTTAAAGCAGTTACAAACGATTAAGAAAAAGGAGGGAAAATGAAATGGATCTATAGCCTGATGATTGTCTCCTGTGTTATCGAAATCATCATCACGGACGATCAGATAATAAGGTGCTGGGCTTTCAGTTGCCTGTTCTGGGTACTGATCGCTTCCAGGAATAATAACGACAACGACAGAAACAAGAGAAATCAACATAGTATTAATTATTAAAATCAATTTTTATGGTAAAGACAAGAGTTAAAAAGACGATTATTACCGGTGTGACAAGTGAACAGGTAGAAGCGGCATTGAGCGAATTCTCGCAGGCTGACTCAAGAATTCAGAAGATCACTGCTGAGATGGAACTGAAGATTACTGCCATCCGTGACAAGCATGCGGAGGAGCTGGCAGAACTTCAAAAGAAGAAGGATGACTCAATGGAGATCCTTCAGGTATTCGCTACGGAAAATAAAGAAAGCCTCTTCTCTAAAACAAAGAGTTACAAGAGTGCTCATGGAATTTTCGGATTCCGCACAGGAACTCCCAAGATCAAGCAACTGAAAGGTTTTACAAAGGAATCTGTGCTTGCTTTGGTAAAAGCTATTCTCCCGGATTATATCCGCACAGCGGAAGAAGTCGCGAAGGACCGCCTGCTTGCTGACCGTGATAAGGAAGAGGTAGCAGATAACCTGTCTAAATGCGGTATGGTTGTAGTACAAGATGAAACATTCTATGTGGAACCCAAGAAAGAGGATCAGTCGTCCTAAATACTCATATGCTCCCATCGGTAGCCGGTGGGTAGTTTATCACTGGGAGGAGATAGGGGATATCTGCACGGCAGACAAGGTGGCTGAATTCCCCACCAGTGAAGAAGCGCGCAAAGAATGCTATCGGCTCAACGGCTGGAAATATGAAGAGCCTGAGAAGAGAAAGAATAACCTCAAGTATTAATAATTTAAATTTTTACATTATGAATGAAATTTATTGGATGACCGTAATTGGTAACCTGTCCACCGCGTTGACAGTCATATGGATTGTAGCTTTGATAATTGTCGTTGTCATGCTGTTTGTTTTGTTGGCATCAGAAGGTGATGTAATCGAGGATAGGGACGACGCACACATATTCTTCAAATGGTTAAAGCGCATTGTTGTTTGTGGTGTAATAGCGGCGATGGCGAATATTTTTATTCCGACGACCAAGGAACTGCTTTATATCTATGGTATCGGTGGTACGATTGACTATATCAGGACCAATGATACAGCAAAGCAGCTTCCGGACAAATGTATCAAGGTGCTTGACCGTTTTGCGGATAAATATATTGACGAACCTGAAAAAGATAAATAATTATGGGAATGCACACATGGTTTGAATGTAAAATCCGTTACGAGAAAGTCGTTGAAAACGGAATGCAGAAAAAAGTAACAGAACCTTATCTGGTAGATGCTCTCAGCTTCACGGAAGCGGAAGCAAGGATAATCGAAGAGATGACTCCCTTTATCTCCGGAGAGTTTACCGTTTCGGATATCAAGCGTGCCAACTACAGCGAAATTTTCCCCAGTGATGCCGAATGCGACGACCGCTGGTTTAAATGCAGGTTGTGCTTCATCACGATAGATGATAAGAGCGGATCTAAGAAAAAGACAAGCACCTATGTGCTGGTACAGGCTGCGGATCTGGGACGGGCGAAGGAGAACCTTGATGCCGGCATGAAAGGCACAATGGCAGAGTATGAGGTAGCCTCGGTAGTGGAAACAGCTATCATGGACGTATATCCTTATACAGCTAATCCTGAATCCTCGGACGAGAAGAAAAATCAAGAATGAACAGTTCAAAGGTAGTCGTAGTCCTGCTCATTGTATGTGGGCAGGACTCCCATAACGATCTGGAAGAGATGGTGAGCAAGGTTGACATGGAAGATGATCTGCTACAGATTAAGATGCGGGACATCGAGTATGAGATAGATTCCTTCAGGCAAGAGGAGAATAAACGAATGCACTACGGCTGGCATACACGTGATAAGCCTTTCCATCCGCAAAATTTCAAACGAGAGATCACCTGGCATCGCATCAGGAGCCGATGCTTTTAAAGACAATTAAATAACCATTTAAAGACAATCCAATCTATGAACTTAAAAGAGAACAAAGACAAGAAGCCGATGAAGGTTATCCTCAAGGATGTTTCCCGTGTGACGGGAGTATCAAAAGATCTGATACTCTCCCGTCTAAGGAAACAGGAGGTGGCTGACGCAAGAATGCTGTTTTGTCATATGGCTCGTAAGGAAGGTTATCTTTTGCGTGAAATCGCATCTTTTATAGGGCTGACCTACTCTCGTGTATCTATGGCATGCTGTGATGTGGTACTGAGAAAAGAGACGTTTCGCCCGTTCATTGACAAATTATCCGCATCCGTGAAGACATTGTCTGATACAAGGAAAAGGAAATGTGTGCTGACACTAAAGGAAGGCGAACATGAATGGCAATTAAAGGCTTACCAGTTCCCTGTTGGGATACGACATGAGGGTAAGCGTCCTGACAGGGTAATCATTGACTGTTATCAGGAGTGTAATCAGAAACAGTTATTAGAATTATCCAGATATCTGGAAACTATTGCCAAGGCAATGGCAATTCAAATTGAACAATTATGAATAAAATAAGACTAATACTTCGTTGGTTATTTATTCCATTGTGGACTACACTATTTTTTGTGTATTTGCTTATATGGTATATACAAATGAGTTGGTACTATTTCAGCTTTCAAGATTATTGGAATGCTTTTCTAATATTATGGGATAAAATAATGCTATTAATGAGATTAAAAACATTAGAATAATGAACATTGGATTAATCGACGTAGATGGTCATAACTTTCCAAATTTTGCCCTCATGCGGATATCCGCCTATCACAAGGCAAGAGGCGATCAGGTGGAATGGGCAACTCCTTTTAACAGGTATGATAAGGTGATGGCGAGTAAAGTATTCACCTTCACTCCTGATTTTAACTATCTGACGCTTCAGGCAGACATAGTTGAGAAGGGTGGCACAGGATACGATATCACCGGTAGACTTCCTGAAGAGATAGAAAACAGCCGACTTATGGATTATTCCATTTATCCACAATATAGCTTTTCTCTTCAGTTCTTCTCAAGGGGCTGTATCCGGAAATGTCCATTTTGTCTCGTTCGTGAGAAAGAGGGATATATCCAGGCAGTAGAACCAGTTGACTTGAATCCTGAAGGAAAATGGATCGAAGTACTTGATAATAATTTCTTCGCCAATCCTGAATGGAGGCATGCAATTAGTTACCTGTTAAAACAAAATCAGATGGTTAATCTGCATGGCGTTGATGTTAGAATCATGAATGAAGAGCAAGCCTTCTATCTAGGTAAGTTGAGATTAAAAAGGAGGATACACATTGCCTGGGATTTGCCTTCAATTGACCTTACAGATAAGCTCAAAGAAGTGACTAAATATATCAAACCTCGTAATTTGTCTTGTTACGTTCTAGTAGGTTACAACTCAACCGTTGAGCAGGACATGTATAGGTTGAGCAGGCTTAGAGAATTAGGGATTTCTCCTTTTGTGCAACCTTACCGAGATTTTAATAATGATCGAAAACCGACTTTATATGAAAAGGATCTTGCGCAATGGGCTAACAAACATCAGATATTTAAGGCTTGTGAATTTAAGGATTTCTCGCCACGTAAAGGATTTAGATGCGAATATTACCTAAAATAATAAAGACAATGAAAACAATTGACTCAATTATCATTCACTGCTCAGCAACACGTGCCGGACAGGATTTACGTGCAAAGGATATAGACCGTATGCACAAACAAAGAGGCTTTAACCAGATCGGTTATAATTTCGTGGTCGACCTTGATGGTCATGTAGAGAATGGACGTCCACTTTCTATTGATGGGGCTCATTGTAATACAAAGGGATTTTCCGGTGTATCTTACAATAAGCACTCAATTGGTATCTGCTATATTGGTGGTTTAGATGCGAGTGGAAGACCAGCCGATACTCGTACTCCCGAGCAAAAAGCGGCATTACGTGGACTTGTGGCGAAATTGTGTAAAGAGTATGATATCATCGAGTTACTTGGTCATCGGGATACTTCACCTGATCTGGATGGCTCAGGTGAGGTGGAACCGGCGGAATTTATCAAGGCATGTCCCTGCTTTGACGTGCGATCTGAGTTCTCTAATTTTTTACGTAATGTTGTTGTGAAAGCAAAATAACCCTCAATACAATATGAAGCAAATAATAGAAAAGGCTGCTCGAATTGAACGAGAGAAAATCATACAAGAACTTCATGCTGCCTATAAGATTCATAAAGACCCGAATCACTACATAACATCTAGTGCGACAATTGGACAGTATGCTGTTCCCTTGTTTAAGAAAGGTGCTGAATGGCAGAAAGAACAAGTTATTGAAATCCTTTCCTCCGTTTTAGAAAATTGGGTACATGGCGGTGATGCGGATTGCATCATTGCGGAGTTCGAAGAAAGATTAAATGATTAATAACAAATTAGTAATGGATGGAATATTAATAAATGGAGTTTTCCATGAAGCCATACAATCAGATATGGAAAGTTTTAAATGTGATAAATGTTCGTTGAAAGATTTTGGCGAAGAAATTGGTACGTCTACCTTATCTTATTTCCCTCTTTGTGAACATTTGACAAATGATAAATTAACGGTGTTTGTCAACCGTGGAAATATTAATATAAATTTAATAATGAATAAAGATAATATTATTCCACCTATGACGCATCCTTATGGGATGTGTTGGCAACAGCCGCCAACTTACTTGATACTAATTGATGATACTCATGCAGTGATGAGTAGACTTGATTTTGAAATACTCATGGATTATACTCGTTCTCAACCGTCAGCTCTCTATAATGGTAAAATGTGGAAAGCACAATATGAGAATGAAGGTGCGTTGAAATGGTTTCTTTGCTATTGTTTCAATGAGAATGAGAAGACGAATGAGATAGACATTGCATATCGTGAAATTTTGATAATTGACTAATAACCAAGAAAGAAATGAGTAAAAAAGAAAATTTAGTAAAATGGAAAACGGTTGAGATGATTACTCCCGGTTATCCCGATGGTGTTATTTTGATAAAAGAAGACACCCCTATTGAGTTCCCGTTGGCTATGGTGGCTTTTCCACTTGGTGGGCACGAGAATGGAACGAAAAAGCAACGAGAAAGAGCTAAACTAATAGCTGCTGCTCCTGAATTGCTGAAAGCGTTACAAGAGATGTTAGAGCGATTTGATTATAGCGAGCAATCTACTTATTCTTTTGCTGCTAAAGAGATTGATGCTGCAAAAGAAGCAATTAAGAAAGCGACCGAATAACCCTCAAATCAAATATGAGTGAAATCGAAATTCTAAAAGATCAGATAGAGAGCTTACAAGCTGCTCTTGTTGCAAAAGAAGAAACTCACAAAATAGAGATTTGTAAGTTAATAGAAATAGATTTGAATGACACCGTTAGTGTAGAACTCACAGAATGGGGAGCTACATATCTTAATGCGATGAATACATTTAAGGAAATGACTACCCCGCAGGAATGTCATTATAAAACTGACTATAAAGCAGGTGATGTTTACAAAAAACAACTTTGGCAGTTGATATTAGAGTTCAAAGATGGGATTCAGTTTGATAAAGAGAAGGCTTTTAATAAGTTGGCAAAAGTAATTAACTAATAACAAGAATAGTAATGAATATGGAAGCAAAATTTAAAGTAGGTGACAGAGTGAGAGTTTTAGATTGTCCAGTCATGCCGGATGCAATAGGAAAGTCTGGCATAATCAGACATACGCAAGGAGATTTATATCGTGTCGAAGTCGATGGTAAAGTCATACCTGATTATGCTTTAGAAGCTGATATAGAGCTGATACGGACCCAATCTCCCTGGATAAGTGTAACGGATAGCTTGCCGGAGGTAGATACAATAGTTCTGACCAAAGGAGCTTATGGATACCTTCTCTGTTTTCTTTCAACCCTTGGGGAATGGGAAACGGGAGCATACGTTAATGAAGAAAGATTAGGCATAACTCATTGGATGCCGATACCGGAATTTGACTAATAACAATTTAGATATGTGCAAGTAAAACCACCTAAAAAAACAGAAAATAGTAACAATTTATATGCAAATCTGTATATTTGTACGTTATTTGTCATGTCGTATAATATAAAACACACAATTATGGAAGAAATTACATCATTTGTATTAATTGTAATTATCGTATTTGGTATATTACAGATTATCTTATTTTTTAAATTATGGGGAATGACCAACAATGTCAAGAAAATCAGAGAGTCATTTCTTACGGGGGCAGATGGTCTGTCTCCTGCCAAAATAGAATTTGCTATAGGGAATATAGAAAAAGCAAAAGAGTTGCTTAAAAAGGAATTTATCATAGATATATTCAAAATATATAAAGAAATAGTAGCAACTGACTATTCTCAACATCAGCATGAAATAAATGTTTATAATAAAGAATATAAAAAAATAGAAGCTCGTTATAGAGATTTTATTTGCAATTCTGATGAATATATAGATTTTACGAAATTTAATTCCTTTGATAAAGCAAAAGAGTTTTTTAAATAATTTGAAGTTTAACGTATAAATAATAACGGGTGCCCGGTAAATCAACCGCAGCATCCGTTATTCGTATATAAAACGTCAGTCCATCTTTTCATGGTCATTTTCTATATGATAGTTAACAACCATCCATTCCTCTTGTTTCCTTCTTTTTGTGGTCACAGAATTTGAAGCGGAAACAACTCTTTCGATTTTATGTATAATCCAGCTGTTATCATTTGCGTATTTACGTATCATGTCGTCCGGATACATCGTAAGCATAAATTTGCCCTCAATTTGTGACAACAAGTCTAATAATGCTTGCATATTATCACGGTCAAACATCCCGGAATAATGTCCCATGTTAAAACCTATATAGGGTGGATCTAGGAAGTGAAATGTATCCTTTGTGTCATATCGTTTGATAACTTTGAGCGCATCATCCTGCTCAATAGTACATTGTTCCAGCAGTGCTTTGATATCTTCTCCAAATGCATGCTTTGCATTATTTAGTGCTATTGTTTTCTTATTGTTTCCATTCTTGGCAAAGGAAAATGATCCGCTGAGGTTTCCCGAAAACGACAGTTTACTTAGTGCCCATACCGCCCAAGCTCGCTTTACCCTTGAGAAATAGTCCGGATGCTCATGAATAAATTTTGCGACTTGCAACTGCTCCCGGCTGTGTAACGTTTTTAATATTTCATCTTTCAAAGCATCATAGTCGGTTATTATCGTTCTGTAAAAATTGACAATTTCTCCATTTAGATCGTTGACAACATTGATTTGTGCAGGATCTTTAGCGAATAGTAAGGCAGCTCCTCCTGCAAAAGTTTCTGTATATGTATTATGTTGCGGGATCAATTGAAGGATGTCTTTTATCATTCCTTGTTTGCCTCCGTAGTAAGTGATTGGCGTTTTCATTGTTTTTAAATAAATTAGCAGGAAAGGATATTATAAAAGAGTAAGTTTAAAAATTAGATTCGAAGTAAAAACAGGGCTCCAGTACAAAAGACTGATCCCTGTTTTTATATTTAAGAAAAGTCAATCGATCATTTCCTTCCAGGGAATTTCCACTCCCTTCTTCTTCATCTTATAGAGCCACACAAGGAAGATCATTCCCTTGAATCCATCCGGATCTTCCAGATACTTCCTTGCAGCCTTGAGGATAACCGGTTCCGTGATCATTGCCTCCGGATACCAGTCGCTGTATAGCATGTTGGCCAGATAATGCAGGTCATGCAGGCTTTCCTTGTCCGGAAGCGAAAGTTTCTCTCTCTTGAATGCCTCGATGATATCCTCCATACTCCAGCGATGATTGGTGCCATCCACATTCTTCAGATGCCGGATCGCAAACTCTGCCAGCTTCTCGTTGAAGTGCTCGCCATATTTTTCGATGTACTCCCTTTTGTAGTCACATCCGATAATGATCATATACATGGCCTTTACTTTTTGAATTCGTTGATAAATTCAGAGATGGCTTCAGAGAGCTTGTCGACCTTACTTTCCAGATTGCCGATGCGCTTCTCGTTCTCCTTCTTTTCCTTGTAATCCGTATCCCACTCCTCCAGGATGTCATCACAGGTCTGCACGTTCTTCTGGTGTTTATCGTAGGAGTCTATGACTGCCTGACTCTGTGCACGTGTGGCACGCACTTCCGCGAGGATACCTTCCTTGTCGGCCGAGAACACTAACGTTCCGGCATAACATACAGAAAGCGTCTCCGGCATGGTGAAGGTCTGCGTCTTTTCTCCCAGCAGGAGGGTAACATCTACCACCCTTCCCAGGTTCTGAGGAGTCTGTCCGGGCTTCTGTGCCGGAAAATAGGGATCTCCGATGCTTACGACCTTACCGGTCTCGGCTTTCAGCGTTTCGTGGTTCAGCACGTATATGGGATATCCGTTCTTTAAATCTTTGATCAGCATAATTTAAATTCGTTTTAAAGGTTTTAAAAACAGTCTGGGAGGTTTCCCTCTTGTGGTCCTCCCGGCTGGAATAATTACGCAATTACGATGGTCAGCGAGTCGTTGAGCGTATAGGTATGTGCCCTTCCGCATTGTACGTCCGATCCTCCCTGTCTGCGTCCCACCGACGTGATGGTAACGGAAGTCGGAACAGCCGTCTGTCCCTGAAACGCCACAACGAAATGTTCGGTAAACAGTTGCGTGGCAGCCCTGCATCCGCATCCGGGAGTAACTACGGTTACCACGGCGGTAACGGGTACAAACACCGTTGTGCCATTAAGCACCGGTGTACCGGCGGTGTAATTCACCGTAACCTGCGGTTGCAGACTGGAATCGATACAGAAGGGTCGGCAAAGCCTCTCTTTGAATGTCGCCAGGACTGCCAGCTGATTGGCCACCGGTGCGGCGGCCAATCCTACGGGTGATAATGTAACCATATCAGTTCATGTTTTTTATAGTTACACTCCCCCGCACATATTTCCCGAAGCGCATCCGCATCCTCCGTTCATCACGGAAGCGATGTAGCGGTTCTGTCTTTCCTGGGAGAGTTCGAACTTAAGATCCTGGATCTTCAGCTTGTCCTCAGCCGACCAGTGGTTGTTCAGCGTATCGATGATACGTTGCGTGTTGTCTTGACCCGCGCGGATGATGTCGCACTTGTCCTGTTGTGCCTGGAAGGCGGTAGCGGAGAATCCCTGCGCGATAGCCACGCCCAGATCCCGTTGTCCGTTACGGAGCTCACCGGTCTGCTGACAGGTCGCAAGCTGTTGCTCGTATCCCATCTTCAGGATTGCCTGTTGTGTCTGGCAGCAGCAGTTTTGCAATGCCTGAATGACGTTACAATCACCCATATTGACTGCATTGATCACGCGCTCAGCCGAGAATCCCACTTGTCCGGATACCTCCTGGATAGCGGAACGTACAGCACAGATGGACTGGTTCAACATGTTGAAGTCACAGTTCAGGTTGTCTGACAACGAGCGGATGGCACCCGTATTTCCATGAATACCGTCCATGAGCAGATTGCTGTTCTGGTTGTCGGACATCTGTGTGCGGATCGCATTGAGTTGTCCCTGGATTTCGGCATTCTGGAGGTTTCCTCCCTGATTCCAGCCTTCGCCGTACATCATGCGCATCATGCCCATCATCATCATGTAAGCGAAAGGATTGTTCATCCAGTTGTTCGCACCGCCATTCATCAGGGCGGCCATTTCGGCACCATTGTCCTGTCTGCCGAGCAATGCGCCCATGAGCGCATCATTGTTGCCGCGGTAAGGATCTCCGCAACAAATAATCTTTTCTTCAGCCATAGCCTTTATAATTTTATTAGGTTCCGGTCACTACTTGACCGTACTGCAAACATACTAGTCTGTCGCCGGCTGTTCTACGCATCGCTTCCCATGCGCTTCCTGATCTGTGACAAATAAATACCGATCATCGGTGAGGTGATGTTTCGTCTCATCAGGTGCCGGACGCCTCGGGCTGTTCGGTGAAGAAATGTTGCGATCTGGTCGGGATACAGTCCTTTCTCGGTCAGAAGGGTAACAAGAACATACCTGGCATCGGTAGCCTCCATATCCTTATAATCACCCAGAATTCTATCCCTTGTTACTTCCGTTTCTTGCTCTGTCAAGGAAAGCAGTCTAAAGAAAATTTCGCTCTTACACATAAATTTCTAATTTTTATTCTTATTTTTGTGCACCACAATAAACATAGCGCAATTATCCATGTTAAGGACTTTAGCCCTCAGCGTGTGGATAGTTGCGCTATCTTTTCCTTGTTTATTTGTGGTGATTTAAACGGAAGCGTTGAGGGCTTTTTTATAATTCCCTCCTTATAATTGCATATTTATCTAGAAATCATTACTTTTGCATAGGTATCAGTTTTTTATATTTAGAAGTTTTCAGGGTATGTCAAAAGGTAGAAGTTCAGAACTAATCGAAAAACGTAACGAGGCGTTGCTGCGTCGTTATTACTATTGGACTGAGGTACAGCGTCTTCGTTTTGATGATGCCCTTAAGATTCTTTCCGAAAGAGAGTTCTTCATCAGCATAGATCGCATCATGGCCATCATCCGTGAAAACTGCAACAAGATCAAGGATGTGAATGTCCGTCCCGTTCCCGTCATCAAGAAGCCACGTCTGACAGCCTCCCAGCTTTCACTCTTTACTGAGTGATCCATCCTCCCATACGGTTGTCTCATAGTGCATCTCATAGATCTTTATCCCCCTGGGCATGGTATAGTACCTGCTTCTTTTCCTTTGCATCGGCGTTTGGCAGCATTCGGGACGGTACATCTGCAAAAGAGAGTGTACCTGCCTGGTTTTCTCCATCCTTTCGGCTGCCTTTTCAGCAGTACCACTGGTGTAATGCGTGTCATCATAGCAGTCGATGGCCAGCTTGACGATGACGTTTACCGTTCCTTTCTGCATGATTCCGCCCACTCCTCCCAGAGTCTGCCACTGTACTTCGGGAGTGTCGATCAGCACCATCGGATAAACCATCGGATAGGTCTCGGAGTTCTCATCCTGCCGGTAAAGCATATCCAGCTGGCCGTAATCCTCGTCTACCTGGCCGTGCAGCCATTCTATGTTGTCGGCTATCCTTTTTTGGATGTCATTAAATAGTGTTTCCATTGCTATTTTAGTTTTTAGTTTGTCCCCGATGCGAATATCAGGGACAATCAGTGTTTACTTACCTGCCAGATCAATGCGTTCTCTTAAAGTAAGAAGATAGTCGTGCATCTGTACCTTTTGAACTTCCATTAAGGCAATCTGATTCTCGCCCGCAATTTCAACGGCATCCTTTCTTCCCAGAAACAGGACCAGCTTATTATATTTGTCCATCAGTTCATTGTATTCGATGCGCAGGCGATCAATAAACGTCTGATTGACAGGGTACCGGTCTTGCAAAGCATATCCAAGCAGGAACCAGACTTTATCCTCTATCTTCCGTAAGCAAATCTCTTTCCCGATTTCCTCACTATAATTAGCAGGATCAACACAAGTCGTTGATTCCCGTAAAGTAAAACCGTTCTTCATACGAACCGTCACATAGGTGCATGGCTTATCAAACTCCACTACCGTTCTTACGATCACATCTTGCATATTAGCAAGCACTTCTTCTTTGGTTACTGTTACCATTTTAATCCATATTTTTTTGTTAAACATTGAGTCCGCTTGCTGAAATTGCTTAGTAAAGCGGTTTTCTTTATAAATTTTCGCTGCGGTACATCCGACGGACAAGGCAACGGATATACAAATGAGTAAGATTTTCTTTATCATTATTTTGTTAATATATTTATAATCTCCTTTGTTACCTCCTCTCTGGTCATATCCCGGAGCTCCCGGCTTGGTCCGATAAAACGTCTCTGTGGCATGTTGACTTTGATGTCCAGCCTCTGTTTTTTCGTCAGTGCCATCGCCTTCCATTTCAGCGCCTCGGGCGGAGCGGCAGCAGCTTTCGCCTTCCGCGTCTTCTTCCCCATACGCTTGGTGATACCGGCAGCCTCGAAATACATCTTCCAGGCCATCTTTCGCATCTTGGGTGTCACTTTCGGATGGGTGGTAAAACTGCCTCCTTCATTATGTATTCCGGCATATTCGACCGGATTGAGAATGATCGCCTTGTACGATTCATGCTCATATTTGGTACTTCGTGAAAGATGGTTACGCCCGCTAAGCAGCGGAGTATACTCCTTCTTTTTGCCTTTGGCTGTATCCTGCCTGATTGTCCTTTTCCAGGGATGCAGTCCGTCGTCATAGAATCCTCCTTCCCTAAAGTTCCGGTTTACAAGGTTTACCGCCTTAGCTCCGATCTTGCGGGGAAGCGTGTCCTTGAAAGCCTTCTCGAGCTGCTTCTCTCGTTTGCGAAGTTCCCGGATCGCTTCATTTACATTCATCCTTTCCTCCTTTCCAGAAAATCCCTTACTGCCTTGTCCGCTGTCGGGTAGGCATTGGCAATATAGGGATGTGTGTCGCTAAAGATCTTCGCATCCCGTCCCGGATTATTGTCCAGACCGGCAGACGGTTTGTAGTCCGAGAGGGGTATACCGTATTCGGATGTAGCCGGTTCATCCGTCTGTTCAAGCGAGCATTTGCAATTCCAGCGGTCTCCGGGACGGTGACTCTTCCAGAAGCGATGTCCCTTGGGTAGTGTCAGTTCGATTCCCCAGAACTGCGCATGCAGGGGATCGGGATCGGCACTGGTTGTGGGCATCCATCTGAGGTTGGGCAGAATATCCTCCTCCCTTTCGAACACTCTCCAGTCAGCCGCCTGATGCGCACGAATGATGGCCGTATCATATTCCGTATCCAGCCACGCCGTATTGTATGTACCGATAATCCCCTGTACATCTTCCTGGAACCGATAGAAAGGCTTGAGCTTCCCTTTCTCGTCAAGCAGCTGCGAGGCAATATCGTTCTGCATCCGGTGGGTACGGAAGGCGGAGAATACCTCGTTGTTGCCGCGTATCTGCTCATAGAAGTCATGTTCGGGATCACGGCTGTCCCTTATCCCGAATCCTTCATCCGTTGCCCGGTTAAACGTTCTGATTGTTGCCAGGAACAAATCCTCGTCTATCTCTTCCTCTACGTTAAACGTCTTATAAAAGATATCCCGCAGAATCCTTGTCATCAGGTCTTCGGTAAACTCGAAAGCAACCGCCGCTGCCTGGTTGGTGAAGATAGGATGCCCGTGACAGTGAGAACACCGCTGACCATACAGATCATCCATTACCATTTTAAAGCCCCGCTTTTCGGGGCGTGCGCGAAAAAAGCCTTGATACGGTCTACGATTCCGTCCTCCTGCTTTTTCTCCCGCTTCTTTTCCTTCTTTTCCGGCTGCTTCCCTCCAGGTGGCAGTTCATTCTTCATTGTCTCCTGACTGTCAGTTGTTTCCCTCTTGAGCTCATCATAATTGTCCGGTTTGGGTATTCCGGTGGTCTCATAGATATAGTCATCCGAAACAGGTGTTCCCATCTGCCGCATACGCGATATGATATTTATCTCTTCGCTCGCTGTGGTCTCTTTGGGCTTGACGTAATAGAATTCCCCGCCTCTTGTGTCGTATCCGAAGGCGGTGAATATATCGGTCATGTCGTAGTTCAGCGTATTGAGTATCAGATTGCGGTCCGCTTCGTTTAGTTTTTTCTCTCCCTTCTCCTGTACAGTTCCTAATGCCTGTGTTCCCCGCTCCGATGCCTGTGTGGTCAGGGTATTGCCCAGCACGATCTTACTGATCTCATCGTTGCAGGTATCATACAGCCCTTTATAAAGGTCGGAACTGCCGCTCTTGCTGCCGCTCTCAACCAGTTTAAGGTTTGTCTGGTCGGAATGCAGATATACTCCTGCGCCGCCCTGTTCCATCATATCCTCCACGGTCTGACTACGTGATTCCGTATCACCGGCACTGTAGGTATATTCCCGTATGGGCATGCCGAATATCTCACAGAACTGCGCCCAATCACCCATGTCATTGTTCTTGTACAACACATAGGGAGTGATTCTTGCCAGCCGTCCCAGGCTGCGTTTGTCCCCAACAAAGAGCATCGTATGGTAATTCTCCAGCGGTTCTCCGAATATCTCCTCCTGTCGGTGTTTGACCAGTTCCCGAACGGGATCATAGTTCTTGCGGGGAATCAGGATATAGTCCAGCCATCCGCTCTTGTCTAGCTTAAACTGGAACAGGGAGAATCCCCAGAAATCCGAGTCTATCAGGTCACCTATAAAGCGATAGAACCAGGGAGAACGCAGAAGCGTGTTGATCCTTTCATCCGGCTCGCCATTACGTCTGAACTCGATCTGCGAGCACTGCACGGCAGCCTTCCTCTTTTCGATAACGCTGCTTGTATGTCCGTCCATGAGAATTTCCTCGTACAGGTCATAGAGTTTTATCCTTTGTGAGAAATCCACGTCGATGGCTCCCCGGATAGCCTGCATGTAATCCTGTATGTCCTTGTGGAATAGCCTGGGAGCGGTAATGATGATGGTTCCCGGTGCGATCTTGCCCGGCAGCGGCATGTTGCCGCTTATTGATATTTCCTTCTTCTTTGCCATTTTAGCGATGTGTTACACGTTTGGGATTACTTCTTATCTGTGTGGGCATATTGGCCCGGACCGTATCGTCATCCAGACTCGGAGCATCGGCTATGCTGAGTTCCATTCTGCTGACCATCTCAAGCCATTTGACAGCCCTCTCGTAGCGTTCCTTGCGGAAAGGAGAGAACTTTTGAGGATTGTGGATGCTGCAGACATGGTAAAGGGTGATGTCTATGGCGAACATGAGTATGAGCGCGTTCCTGTCCTTTCCCCTTGCAGAGAATATCTTCTCGCAGTCATAGCGTGAGCCGAGATACGATTTCATCTGGGCTATCGCCTGGTCCTCGCAGATTTCCAGGACCGCTTCGTCCTGTCTTATGATGCTGTCCAGGATCTCCCTGTGGATGCTTGCATCGTAGTCATCCGGATTGATAAATTCAGCCATTTTCTACCTCCTATATTTGTTAAGGGAGCGCAGTTTCTCCCTTTTGATCGTAATTGTCTTCTCCATGCTGCCCGCCTTCGTATCTATTACCCTGTTGCCGCCTTCCACGCAGTCCGGGCCATCTGCCGGGTACGGAAGCGTCAGGTCGAAAAGCTTGAACTGGTCGGTAAGCTCCTTCATGTCCAGCGAGTCTTTTTCCTGCTCATTGAAAATGAGGTTTCCTTCCCTGTCCAGCGGTTCGAGGTTCGCCTCGATACGGGTCGCCTTGTCTGTCTTCCTGTCCTCGTCGGGCTTGATGTTGAGCGGAATACCGTGCTTCTTGCGCAATCTGAGCAGATGCTTTCGTAAAACCTGCTGGAAGAAAGGGTCCTGCAGCTTGTTGTTCTCCACGTAGCAGTAGACGGTCGCCTTTCCCTGTACGTAGCTGTACTGGTTGAAGAACGCTTCGATAAAATCCTCGTTCTTTCCCCTAAAAACCCTTGCCTTGATGACGTATAGTGTACCTTTAAGCTTTCCCAGCAGGCAGACGGATTTGAAGGAAGCCTGCTTCTTCTTGCTTTCTCCCGGAGCGGGGTCGCCGTAAATGACCAGATACCGGAACTTGCTGAGCGGCGGGACTTTACCGAACACGACATTTTTGAATATATTGCCTTCGCTGACGGGATTGTTAAAGAACTCCTTCTGCGCCGATGAAGTGCTGATAAGAGAGAGGAACATATCGATATCCTCTTCCGAGTTTTTTGCCGGCCATACAGATAGTCCGTTCTTGTCCCTGATGTTGATAATGTCCACATGTCCGATACCGTGCTGCTTTTGGAGTTCCTTCGCCTTTTCGATGGCCCTTTTGATACAGCAGTCCATTGCAATGATGTTCCCATTGAAAAGGATGCGGTATCTTCCCGATACAGACATGGCGGGGATCAGCGCGTCCTCCAGCCATTTCCATTTATTTTTGATACGTTCGCTGTTGCGGCATTCCTCGTCGGTGTCGATATCATCAATCAGGATAAAGTCCGGACGCACGTTCTTGTTACGGGTACCGCGCGGGGACTGTCCCGCTCCGATGGCGCGGAAGGAACATCCGGATCTCAGCGTAAATTCTCCCGTCTCCCATTCGCCCAGTTTTCTCTGTGGACCGTAATCCTGGATGATTCGCTGGTTTTCTTCGAAGTTCGCCATAAAGGGTAGCAGCAGACGCTCCGCATTGTCCAGTGAGTTGGATATCAGCAGCACGTTGCGTATCTTGCCGGTAAGGGCCAGGTAGCTTATTTCCATCATGGCCCGTGCCGATTTTGCCAACTCGCGCGACCACGCGCGTACCTCATACCATCTCTCGTGGGTGAGAATACGGTGTGTAGCCGCTTTATGAAACTCCGCCGCCTCCGAGGTGCAGTACATCTCAAAATAATAGCGAAACCAGCTTTCCGGATCTTTCTCCAGATGACGACGGCGTGCCTGAATATCTGCTGTCGTATCCATCGGATTGATGTCCGAACTCTCCTTGATGGAAACGACCAGGTCATTCCATTCCGCCAGTTCCGCCCTGTCTTTGGATGTAAGTTTGAGTTTTGTCATACTACATCAGAGTTTTGATTTTATATAGGCATCCAACAGAGGTACGATCTCCTTGCTGCGTGCCATGTCGTAGGTGCGCAGCCACTTGACGAAACTCTTGAATACAGAAAGGATATCAGCCAGTCCGACATCCGTTTCCATTTTCTTGATCGCATTTGAGATCTTGGAGATGGTATCCGATTCAGCCGCGTTGGCAAACCTCTCTCCCGCGGGCTTCTTATTAATGGCCGCGTTCAGTTCCGAGAGTTGCAGGTACAGGTTCTTGAGCTGCTCCTCACGTGTGATGGTAATGGAAACCTTGTGACGTTCCCAATTCCCTTCCTTAATCCACCGGGAGACAGTCTGGCGTTTTACTCCTACACGCTCGGCAATCTCCTCCTGTGTTAGGTCTTCTCCAAGATAAATACTCTTTGCAAAATCTTTCTTCTGTCTGCTTGTCAATTCTGCCATTTTATGATCATTTATTTTTGGCAAAATTCACATATAATTATCTAATAAGCAATACGTTGTACTTATGATACAACTTTACAGATATACCATGCAACCACAAAGTTGTATCATGTGCAACGGGTATTGTAAGGGGTAAAAAAACTGTTCATATTTGCAGCATAATTTTAAAGTTGGCCGCATGAAAAAGCGATACTTCAATATGATACCATCCCCTGATACCGCCTGTATTCTCCTGTATGGGGAGATAGGCGGTTTTGACGGAATCAGCGACAAGGACATTGTTGCCGAGCTGTACGAATATGCCTCGATGTACAAGAGTATAGATATACGTGTCAATTCTCCTGGAGGCAGCGTATATGCCGGTATGTCCATCTTCAACGCTCTTCGTAGCAGCGAGGCTGACATTACCATTTATGTCGACGGAATTGCCGCCAGTATGGCCAGCATCATTGCCCTGTGCGGAAAGCCTGTCTATATGAGCCAGTATGCCCGTCTGATGCTGCATGCTCCCTACGGCGGATGCTACGGAAACAAGGAGGAGCTCAGGGCTGTCAGCGATGAACTGGCATCCCTGGAGGATACGCTTGCTGACATGTACGCCTCCCGTCTGGGCAAAACACGTGAGGAGATCAAGGATACTTATTTCGACGGAAAGGATCACTGGATCACAGCGAAGGAAGCGAAAGAGATGGGGCTTGTTGACGGTATCTATGACATCAAGGAGAAGGTGGACGCCCAGAGCCCGCAGGATATCTATGCTGTTTTCCAGGCCCGCCTGAACAGTCAATCATTTAATACCCATAATAACATGTATGAAGAACTGAGAAAAAGACCCTCCTTCGCCGCGTGCGCGACGGATGAGGATGTAGTGCGCATGCTTGCCTCGCTGGAAAACAAGGCGGGGCAGTATGACGCTGTTGTGAAGGAACGTAACGAATTGAAAGCCAGCCTGGACGGGTATGCCCAAAAAGAGAAGGAGGCCCGTGAGCTGGAGATCAAGAACCTGCTCGAGTCGGCAATGCAGAAGGGGCGTATTGCTCCCGCCAGCCGTGATGCGTACAAGGCCATACTGGAAAAGGACTTCGAGAATGGCAAGAAGGTTATCGAAAGTCTGCCAGAGAAGAAAAGTATAGAAGATGTACTGGATGTCTCTGCTCAGAACAAGGAGTCCAGCTGGAACGAGAAATGGAACGATATCCAGAAAAAAAACGGTTTTAAATAAAAAATAAAGCAATATGGCTGTAACTATTGTCAATACGAACTACGACGGTGAGGTACTCGACAGAATCCTCACCAAAGCCGCTACAGGCAACGAGCTGGTACAGAAAGGTCTTATCAACCTGGTGCCCAATGTATCGAAGAAATACTCCATTCCCCGCTTGAAGACAAGCAAGATGCTCCGCAAACGGGTGGAACAACCTGAAGACAAGGATTCCAAGGGGAATTTCAATTACTCGGAAAAGTCGCTGGAACCGAAGGATTTCATGGCTTTTACTACTTTCAATCCACGTTCCTTTGAGGCAATCTGGCGTCCGTTCCAGCCCAAGGGTAATCTGGTATTCCGTGATCTTCCGCCCAATATTCAGAATGTGATGCTTAAGGCGCTTTCCGACCAGGTGGACTTCGAGTTGGGATATCATTTCGTCAATGGTATCTATGTGGATGACAAAGAGGACGACGAGCATCTGTTCAACGGAATCCTTATGCGTGTATTCGAAGATCCGGAGGTGATCCGTGTACAAGCATCTGCTAAAGACACGATGATCGAACGCCTGATGCGTGTACGCAAGGCAACTCCGCAGGTACTTCGCAATAATCCCAGCTTTGTCTATATCATGTCCGTGGACGATGCGGACCGTTATGACGACGAACTGACACAGCGCATGGGCAAGGGAGCCAACTGGACGGACACCAACTCGATGCGCTTCAAGGGAACTACCATCAAGACCATCGCCTCATGGCCTGACGGTCTTATTATCGGAACCGTTGCGACTCCTACCGAACAGTCCAACTTCTGGGGAGCTGTCAACCTGCAGAATGACTTTGATGTAATCCAGATCGACAAGCTGACCAATGCCGGTGAAAGATACTTCTTTAAGATGCTCATGACAGCGGATACCAATACTGCCTTCGGTGAGGAAGTAGTTATGCTGGATGTACGTGAGGGTAACAGCATTACAGCTGCCGGAACTGCCATCACCATGACATCACAGAATGACGCGGTGCTTCTGTCTCCTACAGCAGATACGACCTATACCATTGATGGTTCAAAAGTACTTTCAGGGGCACGTCTTGCTGTCACCAACCAGGCTGCCTCCTTTACGGCAACCGTACAGGGTGTTGAAGTACCTGCAGGTAAGAGTACATCTCTTTACTTTGATGGAAAATCATGGTTTGAAGGAGAGGTAGTAAATGTAGGTATCAGCGGCAAGACAGACTCAGAGAATGCTTCGAAGGCGAGTGTGGCCTCTGCTATCAAGGAAACATCCGAGGAAGAAGAAACTGAGTAATCATCTCTTACCTGAATCGCAATGGACTGGAGTACCGTACTTACCCTTCTGCAGGACTGGTTTGCTCCTACAGGGATAGTCGTCATGGCCATCGGCTGGTGGCGTGACCGTAGGCTGACGAAGGTCCGTGCGGTCAAGGAAAACGAAGGCGTGTATCATCAGCTGTATGACGACCTCTCTGCGACAACTCTCAAATTAAGTGATCAAATAAGAAAAGTCAATGGAAAGATCATCATTTTCGAACAGGCATTTCGCAGGTGCCATCAGTGCAGGTATGCTGAGCATTGTCCTGCTCTTATCTTCCTGCGCAGCAAGCAGGGAGAACCGGACAGTCGTCCGCTCGGGGTCTCTTCAGCGGAGCGGAACCGAGGTAATCACCTCCGCGAAGGACCCGATGAGGATGGCGAGCCTGACACTGGAGCCGGAACGTCTGCGGATGATCGCCAGCCTCCCTAAAAACATAGGTGTGCAAAAACAGGAAAATGGTCTGAATCTCAGAATTGAGTCTGACGGAGAAGGTGGCGTGAACGTCACGGCACAGACTGAAGGGAAGCAGGAGATCATAATAGAGAGGACGTTCACGGAGAATAGTGAAACGGATGAGACGCTCAAAGAGGAAACAACACCATCACCCTCCTTTTGGGAGCGGGCAAAGATAAAGGTCATAGGATTGTGTCTTATATGCCTGCTCCTTTTAACAGGGTCCCGGTGGCTTAAAAGCAAATTAAAAAACAATTTAAATTAGATTGATATGGAGAATACTGGAGCTATCTATGGAGTAAGCTCGCTTAAATATAACGGATCGGCACTTGGTCTGATTTCCGAGGACGGCATGCAGCCGGGCGGAGATTCCGCTACCAAGAACCGTATCTGGGCGGCACAGAAACGCAATGCGCCGTTTGCTGTGATCAAGGGTACTCCCGGAACCAAGATGTGGACGTTTACCCTGATTGAGCTGCTGGCTAAAAACATGGTACAGGTCATGGGTGGAGAGGCTGATGAACAGGGTAACTATACCCCGCCGACCGAGGACAAGGATGTTCAGGGCGTGTTTGATATCGGATGTACCACTGGCCATACTATCCGTATCTATAACGGGCTGCTTACCTGCAACTTCGCCAACGGCATCAACTTTTCTAACGTACTGGGTATCTCGTGCGAACTGGAAATGCAGGAGGCGGGCGAAGGCAAGCCTGCCTACAAGATCTTTGCACCCGGTGAGGTACCACCAGCAAGCGAACTGCCTAACCAGGGAGCATAATGAACAGCAAAGCTACACAGCGCCAGGCAGCTGAGATGCTGCTTGACGTTGGCATACGCATACCAGTGATACCCTGCAGAATCTTCGGCAAACGAAAGGGTAAGTCATCCCTTATTATGCATCGTCCGCCGGCAGGAGCTATCATCCGGATTGCCCTTCGCTATCTGAAGCTGGGTGTTACACCGGAAGAGATTAAGGAAATGGAATATGATGCCCGTCTTAAGTTCATCGCAGAGAAGGGGAAAGTGGTCAGTGAGATTGTTGCCCTGTCCATCTGCACGGGATGGATCACCGGATGGCTGTTTGTAAAGCCCGTTGCCTGGTATCTTAGATGGCGTGTACATCCTGCCATGCTTACGGCAGCACTGATGCAGCTGCTATCGGGTATAAACGTACGGGCTTTTTGCAATACTATTCCATTGGCAGCGAGGGCGGCAAAGCTGCTCGAACCAATCGGAAGCCACAAAAAGAGGATGAGTTAAAGGGTCGTAATGAAGGTCCCCATAGCATCCTTGGAATTATCGCTCAGTCTATGGAGCGGTTCGGATGTTCGAAACACTATATCCTTTGGAAGATCAGCTACGCGGAGCTGCTGGTAATGAACATGGATGTCAGCCGGTATATCTCAAAGGAGGAGCTTATCGAAAGGGAAAAGAACCGTCGTCCGGAGACTTTTACTACAGAATATTTTCAAACAAGATTAGGAGGATAAATGGAACCCGTCAGACTGGAAATACTGCTTGATGACAAGACGCTCAAAGGAATGCGCTCGGTAGAGGGCAACCTTGGGAGTATGGGTAAATATACGGAAGCGGTCATTGCTAATCTGGAGTCCCAGCTCAAGAGTCTGCAGAAACAGTTCAAGCAGGCGATGTCCACAGGTGTGAATACCGATGCGCAGATGGCGGATATTCAGGCACTGCAGGGAGTTATCGGGCAGCTGAAAGCGGAACTCGAGGAACTGAAGAAAATCGGCAAGGGCAAACTTCTAAAACTCGATATCTCTCCATATATCACTGCGGAGGTCCAGGCACTATCCTCTGCCGAGCAGAAGATGAAGGTGATCATCGCCAATATGCAGCAGGATCTGGATGCTTTGCGGCAGAAATCACTGGAGGCTACCGTCACAGGTGTCGTCAACGAGCAGGACCAGACAAAGATCAAGACACTGGAGGTCGGCATCCGTTCCCTGACGGCTGAGCTGGATAAGTATACGGCATCCAAGAACAGGTCGAACGAGACTCCTGTCATACAGGATGATCCCGCTCCCAAGCTCAACAATGTGAAGATGAGCATGCAGCAGATTGCCCGTGAGCTGCCTGCCCTCGCCATGGGGCCGCAGATGTTCTTCCTGGCTATCTCCAACAACATCCCCATGTTTACCGATGCACTGGCATCGGCACGAAAGGAATATGAAGCTCTGACTGCCGCAGGAAAGAAAGCCACTCCTGTATGGAAACAGGTACTCTCTTCCCTGTTCTCCTGGCAGACGGCAATGGCTGCGGCAATTACGCTGACTGTCGTATACGGAAAGGAGATCGAGAATTTTATTAAATCGATGATGTCTGCCGGCAAGGCAAGCATCAGCCTTGCGGATGCACAAAAGAAAATAAATGATTCTTTTACAAGCGGATCGAGCAAGGTGGGTGATCAGATAGCTAAAATCAGATCCCTTCAGGAGCAATGGAATCATTTGGGAAACAACCTTAAGGAAAAGAGAGAATTTATCAAGGATAATGCTGATGAGTTCAAGAAGCTGGATGTTGCTATCAAGGATGTTGATGATGCGGAGAACCTGCTTGTCAAAAATACTCCGGCATTTATTGAAGCAATGGCACTCAGAGCCCAAGCTGCCGCAGCACAGGAACTGGCGGCAAAGGAATATGCCCGTATGCTCTCTGCGCAGGCAGATCAAAAGAATGCGGGGAAAGCCAATGTGTTTCAGGCTTTGTATAGAGGATTGTTTGAAGTTGTCGCCAATAAAGGAGGTAAAAAAGAGAAGGATTATTTTACTGCTCAGATAAATCAGGCCAAGGAAGCCGGAGATGTATACACAGAATTGGGTGTAAAAGCCGAAGAAGCTGCAAAAAAAATACTTAAAGCTGCCGGTATCGATGACTATGAAAAAAAGGACACCGGCAAATCCGCCCGCGACTACCAGGATGAACTTGCCGATGCACGTATAAAGGCACAGCAGAAGCTGGAAGCCGCCCGCATCGCTGTGATGAAGGACGGAATCGAAAAAAGACAAAAACTAGCTAAGCAGGAACTGGAAGAAACTCTTGCTGGGATCAACAAGCAGGAACGTGACACGCTCAAGAAGATGGAGGAAGCCGAGAAGAACCGGGGTGTCAAGTCTACTCCTGAAGAGAAGAAAGCGGTAAAAGACAATGCCCAGCAGCAGCGTCTTGTTGCCTATCAGCAATACGCAAAGGATCTTTACGCGATTGACAAGGAGTTTCAGGATAAGGATCTCAAATCCTGGATTGAATATAACAAGGAATACGGCACCTATCAGCAGAAGCGTACTGCGATCATGAAGGAGTATGCCCTGAAGTCCTCCCAGGAGGGACTCAGTGAGGATGATAAGAAGCTGCTGGCCAAGCAGCGTGACGAAGCATTGTCCGCTCTCGATTTTACAGAGCTCAAGAACGTCATCAACTGGGATGTTGTCTTCGGTAACCTGGAGCGTGTGACTAAGCAGGAACTCCAAAAAGTAAAGAAACAAATCGTCTCTTTTCGTAACAGCCCGGAGTTCAAAAAGAATGCTACTCCCGAACAGATCAAGGTTATCGAGGAAGCTATCGGCAAGATCGACGAGGAAGTCATCAACAAAGGCGGATTGTTCGGCAACCTGACCGAGTCCATACGCGACTACTCCGAAGCGGTCGGTGAACTGACTGAAGCGCAGAAGGCATATGACGAAGCGGTAAAGAAATATGGGATAGACAGCGCAGAAGCTGAGACTGCCCGCACAAATAAGAACAAGGCGGAAGCCAAGGTCCGCAATACGGAGGGGAACCTGGAGACCTCAAAGGATAAGGCTGTTAAAAATCTGACAGCCGTCGCTGATGCAATGAACCAGCTTGGAGATGCGGATCTCAGCCTGACATCCTTTGGTAGTGCAGTCGGGTCTCTGGTTGATGTATTATCTCAGTCCGGAGAAGCTGTCGGTTCAATCATATCTGGCGTCTTGGCTATTTTTGATCAGATTGGACAAAAAGGTCTGGTTGGTTTCTTCGGTGATATTGTAAAATCACTGGGGCATACGGCTGAGAGAACATGGGGCGGCCTTGCCAATGTGCTGACCCTGGGTAAGTTTAATATTGGCGGTGCTGACTACTCCGACTACAACGAGATGGTCGACAAGTACAACAAGTTGAACGAAATATGGGATGAGCTGATCGATAAAAAGAAAGAATATATTGAAATGTCGTACGGATCGGAAGCGGCAAAGGTTGGTCAGGAAACCCTTGATCTTGCCCAGAAAAGCCTTGAATCCTACAAGCGGCTGGGTAAGGAACGGTTGAACTCGGGAGGATCTACCGGTTCCAATTCTATCGGTGTACGTATCCGCAAAAGTATGAGCCAGTACGAATGGGATCAGTGGGATGAATTTGCCCGCTTCATTGGCTGGGATCCGAATGATATCGGTTACCGGATGAATGAAATCTTCAGCCTGACCGCTGACCAGCTCGAACGGCTGAAAGAAATGGCTCCCGACTTCTGGGCAAAACTCACTGCGGATGAGTCTGTAGCGGAATACCTGGATGCAATCATCGAAGGCGGGGAACGTATCGAGGAGATCCAGCAGCAGATACAGGAGCAGCTGACACAGGTATCCTTTGACAGCATGCGTGATGCCTTTTATGATACGCTCCTTGACATGGAGAGTGACTCCCAGGATTTCGCGGATGATTTTAGTGCATACCTGCAGAAGGCGATCCTGATGACCAACCTGACGGATGCCTACGACAAGCGTCTGCAGGATTGGTACGATAAGTTCGCAGACTACAACAAGGAAGGTGGGATAAATACCGACGAGTATAAGGAACTGCAAGAAGAATGGAACAAGATTGTCGAGGATGCGCTTGGCGAGCGTGATGCTCTGAAAGATATATTCGGATGGACTTCCTCCTCTTCCTCCACGCAGGAAGGAAGGGCCGGAACCATTACCTCGATGACGGAGGAGACCGCCGGCAGGCTGGAAGGAATCGGTAATGCCATGCTCGATCATGTGATCAATATCGACAACCTGATCTCCTCTACTCTTGAGATGATGGCAACAGCGATCAGCCGGATAGCGGAGAACTCGGAGTATCTCAAGCATCTTGAAACGATAGACGAAGGCATCATGGACCTGCGTCGTGGTGTAAAAATGAAAGGATAGGATTATGAAAGTAGAAGAAGGACTCTTTTATATCAACGATATCGATATGGCCACATACGGCTGTTTTCTCTGGGAGGAAAACGCGGGCGATCATACCAATTATGACTCCCTGATGAAACCGCCCAAGATGAAGGAGTATACCTCCGTCAGCTATCGTGAACTTGATGGGGAGGAATTGCCCGAAACATTGCTTCCCCGATACGAGGCGCGGGATCTTACCTTGAAGATGGCTATCGTGGCAGATACAAGAACCGGGTGGTTCGGATACTATAATGCCGTAATGGCTTTACTAAAGTCGGGATGGCTGACTATAAGACTTCCGGAAATTGACAGGGTCATGAAGGTCTATATGAAGGAATATACCAAGTACAGCCAGCTTACACTGCTTAAAAATACCGGTCAGCAGATCGCCGGATTTACGGTAACGCTGCGCGAACCGAAACCTTTTTCAAATGAAGATTAAAAACGATTTAAATTGCCTGTAAATGGAACTTGTCATCTACGATAGAGGAGGAAACTTTAAAAAGAAGGTAAGCCCGGATTCTTCATCCCGATGGTCAGAAGAGGTGGCTTCCGAATTCGTGGTGAGTGTCAACTTTACCACCTGGGAGTTCTTTGTCCTGTCAGTGGGTGATTACATCGAAGTAGGCGGCAAACGGTTCTCTGTTAAAAAGGAGTACCGCCCGAAAAAGACCAACACACAGAAATATACCTATAACATCAGCTTCTATGGTCGCGAGCATGACATGCAGGACCTGCTCTTCTGTCGGCTCAACCAGGGGAGTGACGACTTGGAATCCGTATTTGCCTATGACGGGACACCGATGGAGTATCTCCAGAAGCTGGTGGACAACATGAACCGGAATACCGACGGTGTGACATGGAGAGTCGGTGAAGCCATTACCGCCAACCGGCAGACGATCAACTTTAACGGCCTGTACTGCTGGGATGCCGCCGCTGAAATCGCCCAGGCATTTGAAACGGAGTGGTGGCTGGATGGAGAATATCTGAACTTGAGCAAATGTGAGCGGGGTGAGTGTGTCACGCTCGGCTACATGAAGGGTCTCAAGACCGGTCTTACACAAAGCGAGAACTCGGATTCCATCAAATGGTTCACCCGCCTGATACCCGTTGGCAGCACGAAGAATATCGATCCGTCGAAGTACGGATTTACCCATCTGCAGTTGCCTTCACGCAAGACGTACATAGATCTTAATACTCAGCTGGGACTGAAAGAACACAGGGAGGAAAGTGCCTTCAGCGATATCTTTCCCCACCGGCTGGGTACCGTCTCCTCTGTCCGCTCTGAAGAGAAAACAAATGATGAGACGGGAGACTATACCGTATACTACGTCAAGGATAACGCCCTTCCTTTCAATCCGGACGATTATATGATCAGCGGAAAGGTGATACTTATCACTTTTGAAAGCGGAGATCTTGAGGGCAGAGAGTTCGAATGCAACTGGCACAACGACACGAAGGAGTTTGAGATCATCAATACCTATCCGGACGAGGATACTCAGATACCGGGAGGTAATCTTATTCCGAAGGCGGGAGATACCTATATACTGACCGACATCCGCATGCCGGATGAGTATTATCCGATAGCCGAGCAGCAGCTGCAGCAGGCCGTTGAGGACTATCTGGAAGAATACAGCCGTGACATCTCGATCTATTCCTCCGATACGGACTATATCTATGTAGATAAAAACAAAGTACCTCTGCTGCTGGGACAAAGAGTAAGACTGGAGGATGAGCAGTATTTTACGGAAGGATACCTTGATACCCGCATCACGCGTGTAGAAAGGAAGATCACGAATCTCTCCGAGGCATCGGTTAGCTGCTCGGCAGCTGTCAGCAGCTCCTGGAGATCATCCGTAAACTCTTCGCTGGATAACCTGCAGTATGTGCTGGAAAAACAGATGATGCAGGATAACCTGCGTGTCCTCAAGACGGGTGATCCGGAAAAGCCTTCCGACTACAACGTGTTTTCAGCCCTGCGTGCCCTGACGGAGATATCCACCCGTGCTCTTAGCAGAAAGAATGACGATACAGCCTCCGGCCTGATCACCTTTATAAAAGGCATCATATCCGAGGCGGTATCCATCTTCCGGAAAGGAGTACGGTTCGGTCATTTCGTCACCGGTATGATCGGTGGTTCGGGAGGTGCGGTCACCGTTGACGAGAAGACAGGCAAAACAGTACTTGAAGTGGACAAGGCCATCTTCCGGGAAGAAATGGTTACTCCCAAGATTACCTTCAACTGCATTGACGTCATTTCCGGAGACAAGGCGAACACCTTTGCCTTCGGAACGGTACGAAGTGTGGATACAGCTAACCGGATCATTGAACTCGATCTGCTGGAAGACCAGCTGGGTACCTCGAAGGTAAATGATATCTGTCGTGGCGTCTTCCACAGTCTTTCCGGCGGGAATAATACCTCTGACAGTGTAGATGCGAACGGATTTTTGAACTATGCCGGTTTTGCCACCAGCTATTTTACACCATCCGAGATACTTGTGAACGAGTCGGGATCGATGAGATTCCGCTATACCCTACAGCCGGGAACCACCATCCATCCGATGGCGGGAATGAACTTCTACGCCTACGGCAACTTCACCGACCCGGACCGTCAGGCAATGACTTACGAGACCCGTTACTATACCCGTCGTCTGAAAAATGTCGATACCTGGGTGATCGATCCTACAAGGAACATCTCGATGCAGGACGGGCTACTGGAAGGCCTGACAATCGGCGGTTTTGTGATGCACGGACATGGTACCTTTCAGGAGAATGCCTACCTTACAGGGCCTAACATCCAGTTCACTCCCTCCCAGATAGAGGAACTGCAGGGCAAGTCGGCATACAGCGTTTCCCTGTCTTCCTACGAACGTGTAGTCAAGCTGGATAACCAGGGTAACCTGACTTCATTATACGAGGAACTGAACGTCGTGTCAGGCGATCTGAACGTCATTTCCGGTGACGAGAATGTAGTCACATCCATCTATAACCTTTCCACCCGCATACAGGCGTTTAAAGGGGAAACGGAGCTTCTGTTCTCGACTTCGGTGGATAAGGACAGGTATGTTGTCGTCATATCCGCTACAGGCTGCAAGGCTTATATATCCGCCGGTATTCTCACGATTACGGAAGTGACCAATTGCGAAGAGTGCTACGTTGACCTGAAGATCAACTGCGAGGGAAATGCCGTCTTTGACAAGCGGTTTTCCGTAGTCGTCGTCCGTAATGGCGTTGACGGCGAAGGAAGTATTACGGCCGATCTGGACGATGAAATGCAGTCGGTCGCTTGCGACGCATCCGGAGCGGTAACCTCCGGTCTGCCTCTTGCCGCCTCTTTTTTAATGCACTACGGCACTACTCTTCTTCCCCTTGATTCCCTAACCTTCATAGGTGTACCGGGTGTCACCGCTTCCGCAAACAAGGATACCGGCAAGGTAACCGTCACTGCCATTGCCGCTTCCGTGGCCGATACGATCCGTATTCAGATAACCGGGAAAGCAACTTATAACGGCATTCAGTACGAACGTTCAGGCATTCTGTCAATCAACAAGATAAGACCGGGAGCGAATGGCGAGAATGCGCTTATCTATGCCCTTCAGCCGTCAGTGAACGTTATCAAGAAGGACAGTGCGGGTAACAGCGACGTGGCTAATATCTCCTGCCGTGTTCTTAAGACTGACGGGGCTTCCACAGTCGTCTCTTCCCTGCCGTTCGGTTATTCGCTGGATTATATAATAGATTCGGGATCGGTTGGAAGCTATTCCCCCGACACCAATATATCCGTCTCCGAAATAACGAGAAAGATCCAGTTCAGACTGTATCGCGAGGTTGGATCTGTCGTAATGGTAGATCAGGAAACCATCTACGTTGTCAGGGATGGTGAGAATGGAACCGACGGAAGCGACGGTCACAGTCCCTACATATCCGAAAGCGGTACATGGATGGTGTGGGACGACGATCAGGGAAAGTACGTAGATTCCGGTGATTCTGCAAAGGGGGATGACGGGCATTCTCCAAAGATTGAAAATGGAACCTGGTGGGTATGGGACGCTGATCAGGGAAAGTATATAGATACCGGCATCAAGGCAAAGGGTGAGGATGGATTAAACGGAAAGAACGGAAAATACACCGAGCTCCGGTATAAATACAGCAACGGAAAGCCCGATAAGCCTTCCGGTATTTCTCCCGAAGGATGGTCCCTCGATCCTGATGTGAAAGAGCCGGATCTCACCCATTCGGGTGACTTTTATCTCTCTAACCTGTACTATACTACCGGTACGTCAACGGTATGGAACAAAACCTATCTGCAAAGGATCTCTTTTGTCGCTGCCGAAAAGGGACAGTCATTTAAACTGCAGGTAAACTGTTACACTTCAAGATCTCTCAGGTATGCGGTAGTCATGAAGCTGGATACGCCTTATACCAGCTCGTATAACAGCGAAGACACGCTGTGGATCGGAGGAGGATATCAATATACGTCTATCGAAGTGATAGCTCCGTCTGCGGGAAGTCATTATATAGAGCTGGCTTATGCGGCCGCAAGCTCCTCCTATGCGGAAGGGCAGATGGATTACCGTATCATTCCGCAGAAGGTCTGCTATCTCAGCAGCGCGGTCATTGACCCGAATACGGATTCCCTTCCCGTATGGAGTGATCCTGTGGTATTTCCTACAGACTTTCCCGGTGAAGAACAGATATACCTGCTTTCTGCATCGGAAATGACGGTGGAAATGCCTCGTTCGGACTCTTTTGCGGACGATTATATAGGAGACGCTTATGGCTATAATGCTTCTCAAATGTATACGAAAGGCGACGTGGTCAAATATAACGGTGTCTATAAAGTCCTGATAGCGGCATCCGCCTCCGGCATATCACCGGACAATACCCAGTACTGGCAAGATACGAAATGGTGGACGGATAATCCTTCCGGAGTGTCGGAAGCGTACCCTTATGAATATACCTGCGTGCGCAGATTCAATGTTAGTAACGGAATCTGGGGATCTTACACTAATTACCGTTTATTCATGAATCTCGCAAAAGACGGTCAGTCGGCTTATCAGTTAGTCGCGTCTGTATCCCAGATCGGCCGTACATCGACAGGAAGTTATGAGCCGGAAACTTTTACGGTATCTCACAAGGATGCTGAGGGGAATGCGGTGGATGCTTATATCGGAGTATACGGAAGTCAGGACGGTGGTGCCTGGACGAAGATCGGAAGTATAACAAAGGTGTCAGCTGTGTCGGTAAATGTTGCCCAATATCCCTATAAGTACTTCGTGATACGTACGTACGAAGCCTCTTCCTCCTCGTTTGATAATTACCTGCTGAGCACTTCCGTAAGCGTCCTGTCAAATGGAGAGAAGGGGGATACCGGAGCAACGGGTGCCATGCCCGTTTATTGCGGATTCTTCTCAGCCGGTACGGAATACACCTATACGAATACTACCCGTGACATTGTCAATTATGAGATAGACGGAGGCGTATTCACATTTCAGGTCAAACGTCACGGATCTGCTATCACCGTACCTCCTACATCTTCTACCGGTGACGCGAACTGGGAACCGGCCAGCAAGTTCAAGTTCGTTGCGATGGATACCGCACTGATTGACGGAGCCAACATAGCGGGATTCATGTACAAGGATCTGACCATGATTTCACGTAAGGGGAGACTGGATGGGGTGGACATTGATATCAAGGATGTTCCGGAAAACAGATTTTCAGACTTTGTGCCTAACATAATGATGAACGGGAATACAGGAGATGCTGAGTTCAACAAGGTAAAGGTGCGCGGCTCTATCAGTGAGCCGTTCGAGTCGTACTCCTCACTTGATGAGTTAAGAAATGGGATATCCTTCAGCTGGATTATCAAAAGCAAGGCAGCCTTGGAGGATATTTCTTTTGCCCTGACCAGTGATCAATATAACGGACGGACCGTCAGGATATACAATGACGCTTCCGACGCGGCAGATGGCATCGATTTCCTCATGGGAATGATGGGTGGATCAGGCTATTCAACGATTCATCTTCCCAAAGGAGTTCTTCTGAGCGCCGTAGGCATCCCGGTGGTGATACAGGGTATAGACGCGGTAACCGGACTTCCGACTACGTATAATCTGACAAGATGGTATCTGACATGTCCGTATATGTATGATTCATCGAATCATAAGTACACAATATCTAATTATAGGCAATATTAAAAACACTTTTTGATCATAATAAAAAGCCGTAGCGGTCTGTGAAGATAGCGAGGGCGCAAACTTAAAAAACAGGATTATGGAGAATAAAGACATAAAAGACTTTCAGAGTGTATCAACCGTATCGGAACTTGATAACATTCTGCTTGTGCAAAGCTCAGGGATAGGCGGTAAGATGACGGTTGCCTTGTTTAAGACGGCTGTCAGGAATGATGTGACTCCGTCCATTAAAGACAATGTCTGGTGGATAGGTACGGTAAACACCGGAGTTGTAGCTGCCGGAAAGACACCTGAGTTCCGCAAGGGTGACCTGGGCATTGAATGGAAGTATACGACTGAAACGGCATGGAAGCTGCTGGTCAACTACGAATCCATCTCCCTGACCTTTGACGATCTTACCGAAGCACAGAAAGATTCGCTGAAGCTCCATTTCAGTGACCTGACCGAAGCGGATATAGCGGAGTTACAGCAGCCTGCACAGGACATGATCGCAGAACTGGAAAATACAAATACAAGCATAACGGCGGCCGAAGCCCTGCGTGTAGAAGCGGAAAAGAAACGCCAGACGGATACGGCCGCTGCGGTCAAGTCGGCTACAGACGCTGCAAGCAAAGCCAATACAGCTGCTGAAAACGTAGAGGACGGCAAGACGCCTTCCTTTGCTATCGGTACGGTCAGTCAGGGATCTTCCGCCTCCGCTACCGTTACAGCCGACGGCACCGATACTTCCGGCAATCCGAAATACAAGATCAACCTGGTCCTTCCCCAAGGTGACAAGGGAGATACCGGAAAAACTCCTGTGCTGGAAATAGGTAGTACTACCACCGGCGATCCGGGCACGCAGGCATCCGCTACGCTGACGGCCAATGGAACGACGACATCGGGCAATCCGAAATACCTGCTCTCACTGACCATCCCGCGTGGCGACAAAGGGCTTCCGGGCGAAGGATCAGGCAATGTATCCGCATCCGGCAGCGGACTGGTATCGGGGAAGAAGTATCTTTTCGTTCCTGCCGGTAATAACAGTACGGAAGGCTCCTTCGTGGAATACACAGCACCCACCATTCCCGAACAGGTACAGCCGGACTGGAATGCTGCCAGCGGGAAAGGTGCCATCCTGAATAAACCGACGATCCCGACAAAGGTAAGCCAGCTGACGAACGACAGCAACTATGCAAGCAAGACGTATGTGGACGAGGAAATCGACAAGATTCCAACACCGGACGTATCGGCGCAAATCGGGGCTCATAATACCTCGGAAACAGCCCATCCGTACATCCGTTCTCTGATTGCAGATTACCTTTCGACGGCTAAAGGGTATGCCGATGAGAAGATAGCCGCCCTTATCGGAACGGCACCGGAGATACTTGATACGCTCGGAGAGCTTGCTGACGCGATTGTGAACAACCAGGAAGCAGTGACGGCTATCGACAATGCAATCTCTCAGAAGCTGGGAAAGACGGAAGCTCAAAATCTGTATGTCGCCCTGCAAGGCTATGTAGCTTACTCGCAGGCAGAAAAGAATAAGCTGGCGGGAATTCAGGCTAACGCGAATAACTTTCCGGATGCTCCCTCGGACAATAAGCAATACGGCAGGAAGAACGGAGCATGGTCCGAAGTGGATGCAGGTACGGGAAATGTGAAATTTTACGATCTGCTATGGATCGCGAATGCTGCCGAATCGGGAAGTTGTACACAGGCTCAGTATGACAGCCTTATAGAGGCAATAAATAATAATTGTTATTTTGGCGTTCCTGTGAATATGTACGTACAATCAAACGGGGATGTGATTGTTAGTATGTTCGCAGGGGATGGCGAAACGTCCATGATGGTCATTCAAGAGTATGTCGTATCATCTTCTTTGACAGTATCAACAAGTGATGGGGCCATATATTCCTCATACAGGCAAATAGACAATGTCGTAGGCGATTCAAATGGAAATGCTTCATTGGCTTTAAGGATGAATATGTTACATGTTGTAACGAACTGCACTCGGCTAAGTGTGTATATCGGTCTGGCTGAAGGTAATGAGGGAATCTTTCAATTTACATGTGGCAGTACTCCCGTTACACTCGTAATGCCCTCTACGGTCAAATGGATCAATGAACCGACCATAGAGGCGAATAAGACCTATCAGGTGTCAGTACTTAATAATATAGCGGTGATAGGAGGTGTACAATGAGCGGGATTAGAAGAGGGCTGATGGCGGCACAGCAGGGTGGCGGTATTCATAATCTTGTTTTTGACGGGACTAATTACTTTGATACGGGAATCAACCTGAATGAGTATGATTTTTCTACGGTGCTTCTCTCATTAACCAGTCATTCGAATAATGACAATGCTCTCGGTCAATGGAGAGCCATCTTTTCGTTTGGACCTGACAGGGATGAGGGCTTTGGTATTTATCAACCGTATAGTGCGTATAACAGCAGCCTGGGAAACGGAATTTATATTTATTCGGGAAGTAGACAGTTTGAAGTCGTTTCTGATATTTATAATACCAGATGCTCATTGGCTGTTCGGCTTTTTACAGATGCTAGCGGAGTTAGATTTTCCGGATACAGATGTATGAAAGGGGGTGCGATCTATTCTTCCAGCTTTTACGGTGCAAGTGTTCCATATCTCGACAGCACGTTGATCCTGGGAGCATGTCGGACAAAAACGACAGGTACTCCCATAGGATTATACTGGAAAGGAGTAATCCATAATATGGATTTTTTTGATAAAGAAATGAGTAATGCAGAAATAGACGAATGGTTTAAATCGATAGAGTAATGAAACAGTATTTTAAGATCGAAAATGGACAGAAAGTATTCGCCGGCAGGCGGATCGTCATTGGTGACATGCAGGTGATCAATCCTACGCATGAGCAGTATCTGGAAGCAGGATATGAAGAATACGTGTCCCCTGACCCGACACCGGAGGAACTACTTGAAAGGGCGATATCCTCCAAGATAGCTCGGATCAATAACTATGACACATCCGATGCGGTCAATTCCTTCATGATGGAAGGGAACTTGATGTGGCTTGATAAATCCACACGCGTAGGGCTAATGAACTCGATTGGAATTGAAAAGGAAGCAGGAAGGGAGGTGACAAACCTTTGGTTCTCCGGAATGCAGTTTACGATACCTGTTTCATTAGCTATTGGTATGCTTAATTCGCTAGAACTGTACGCTCTTGACTGCTACAATGTAACGCAACAGCATATCGCTGCTGTCAAGGTATTGCATACTGTTGAAGAAGTCGAAGCATACGACTACACAGTTGGTTATCCTGAGAAATTAGTGTTTAATTTAAGGTCGTTTTAAATTGCTTTTAAAACCGCTGGCTCGTGAGAGCCGCAGTGGTGTTAATCTCTTTTACATGAAAAAAGGTGTACAATTACATTTGAAACGATGCAAATATAAGAAATTTGGGATTTATTTTTGTCAATGCAACTTGTTTTTTTCATTTATAAATATTCTACATAGTTTGTCGTGTAACATCAACAAAGTAACCGGATTGGAGGGTAATGAGGAACGTGCCTATTCCGGATACATGTCATCTGAAAATGGTAACAAGTCGATGAACTTTCCTGAGGATGTTGAAATAGCACCGCATGTTACCATGTTTGAAAGTATATTGCAGGAGGTGAACGAAGGAATGGCTGCCTTATAAAAAAGAAAACCGCCTGCTCATCGCGAGTAAGCGGTTTGATAACAAAAATAAACAAGCAATAAAGGCGCTTTTGCCTTTCTAACTAATGATTATAATAATGAACTGCAAAGGTAGTATTAATATTTAAAATAAGAAAGGATAAAGGTATTGAACAGGTTCCTGATGGAAAATTATACGTATCGTTAAGGAGAGATAAGAAACAACCGCCTGCTCATCACGAGCAAGCGGTTTATAACACAAACAAAACAAACACGAAAGGGGAATTCCCCTTCATTTAAGGCATACAAAGGTAGTATCAATTATTATATGGCAAAAGGAATCATAGGGTAAGATTGTATTTTTTAACACAAAATATAGGATGATTATAGGGGAACCCTTCTTATGATAACGGCAACAAAAGTAATACAAAATCGGAAAATACTCCCATGCAAGGAGCAAATCAATGGAATTGTCAGGTTTGACAAACTAAGTCGACCTGTCAAGCATAAAACCGCCCGGCTCTCACAAGAAGGGCGGGATTGATAGACATAAAACACAGATATGAATTGGGAAAAACTCCCATTGCTGTGTGGTCGTTGCAAAGATACGTTTGTAAGACATAAAATGTATCTTGAAGGCAATTACTACTATGTATGTGAGTATAGTTACAACAAATCTCTTTTAAAAGAATCCGTCAGTTCTCACGAATTGACGGATTTCTCTTACATCTTTAGTTTAATAAATTAGGAGCGCTCTCCTATGATAACAGCAGCAAAGATAATACAAAATCAGAAAAACATATTATCGGAAAGAGCAAAATGTACATTTTGTTTTGTGTTAATAAAACAAAATCTTGCGCAAAATGTTTTGAGAAAAGGGAACAATTTGTTTTGCCGTTTATAAAATGAACATTTATCCCCTCCTTTGTAACAAATGAATAATCCTTAAAGTTTTCAGCAGTCTTGATGTAATACTGGTCTTGGTTAGCCCAATACAGTTTTA